TACTTTCCAAACACTTGACTGGTATCTGTCATTGCTTCTGGATCAGTAACTTGTCCAACAAGTTGTAACGCTTCTTTAATACCAATATTGTGGTTAAGTTTACGGTTTTCCATAGATACAGGTATGTTCCATGGCTTTTCAACTTGTAAAGTGACGTTAAGCAGCTCTCTAGTAACCATACCACGAGGAGATATTGCTTCACCATGCTCAATTACATATTGAGTTGCTAACTCTAAAGCTTCGCTTGGATTTTCTGTAATTATATGCATTACCTGACCACCTCACTATGGATTATTGTTTTGTCTAAATATTTTACTTGTCTAAAAGCTTCTACAAATAAAGATCTTGAGTGTAGAACAAAATCGATCTCTAGTTCTTCACCTCGTCTTAACAATTCTTCAGCTATTGCATCTTCTGATCTTGTTAACAGAATTAACCTAGCTCCTAGTTTAGCAAGTTCCCAATTGCAATAGTCAAATGTTGTTTCATCAAATAATGATACTCTTCCATAAATCTTTGGCCACACAACTTCACCTAAATGCCATCGATCTAGTACCATATTGCTAGAAGTTAATGGTCGAATGTATTCATTAACCCATAATCTAGATCTAGGTTGTTCAGCATGCAAATATTGTGCATTGTATCGTTCTGTTAACTTTTGAGCATAAGTTGTTTTGCCTGTTCCATCAGAACCTTCGATGATTGTAATCATCTAAACTCACCCCATTCTCTGAAACTATCAACTTGTGAATGGTCCATTATAACTGGTTTTACGTCACCTGCCACATTCCACAATAAAGTTGAGGGTGTTTTAGGAGCAGATGTTTTGTCCAACATAAATCTTTCTAGACCTTTGCAATCGTACGTTGGAGCGGAGTTAATTTCCTGGTTGATTTTGTCTGCATACTCAGCTTTTTCTCTGAAAGCTTTATGGTAAGTTGTAACGTCCGCTCTTCCGATTTCTCCAGGGTGTAGGTTTCTTGCAACTGCAATTCCATGGAATCTTGCATTGGGCCAAGCAATTTGCAAAGTTCTCGTGAGAACTCCTGTGCTAACAACTGATACAACATCTTTTGGTTCATCTCGTTCTCCCCATTGTTGGATTGTAGATTTGACTCCAGCTGCAACAACTAGGGGATGATCTAAACCAAATGGCACAAACTGAGCATTATTTTCGGTTGCCCAATCTTTTGCATATTTGTTTAGAACTGGCATTGCTGCAATTCTTCTAAAAATAGGATTTGCTCCTCGTTCAATACAAACTAATTGATGGTCACTGACTACTTTTGATGAAGGCATAAACAATGTTAACTTTTTGTTATATTTCTTTGCAAGAGCAGCCAAAGATACTCCAGCCCAACCAACTCTAGGTTGCACGTAAACTAAATGATCTGACTCCATAGTTTTGACTAGCAAATCACCCCATCGACCTTTTGTGCCAACTCCTGTGACAGAATCGTCCCAAACTGTTGCACCATGAAAGGTACCAATATTTGGAGTTTGTGTTTCATCAACCCAATCGCCCGCTAAGTCTAACCATTCTTCTCTAGACTTGTGTGAATACTTACTTGAAGTGTCTGCAGTTATCTTAAACATTTTTAGCCTCCAAGTGTTTGTGATATGTCCAATGTTTTGCGTGGTGAGGAATTAAAGACTTGTTTGTCACTTGCCATGGTTTTAAATGTTCATAACCTTTAGGTACATAACATTCAACGTATCGGACATAGTCACATGCAACGTCTTCCAAACTCAGTCCTTTACCTAGATTTCTTTCATGATCTCTAGGGTCATATGGTGATCTAAACTCATTACAAATTCGATCCATTGCAGCATCTAAAAAGTCTTTTTGCTTGTAGCCTTCATTCTTAAACAACAAGTTTAATGCTTCGATTGCATTTTTGCCATAGTTTACTCGACTCCAAGGATCTATTAAATCAGGAAAGTATTGTGCGATGTCCATAACAAATGCTGTCATTACAAAATGAAAACATTTTAGACCTTCATTTTTGTGCCACTCGTTAATCCAATCAACTCCATCTCTAATAGACATGGTCAATGGATTATAGGACAAATAAGTATAGAAATCTTTGACTAAATGTGGCATATATTCTGAAATGTAGAGTTGAGATCCACGTGGATATTTTTCCGTCGGTTTAGGAAATTGTGGAATCTGATTACCTATGCTTGTAAAGATTGGTCTGCCAGTTCTCATTTCACTTAAAACATAGTTTTTCATATGCATCATGTTATCAGTATTCAAAGCCATGTCTGAAAGTATGCTGTTCCTAAATCCGTGGTCATAACTAAATGAAGCACCTGATCCAGTTACTCTATGAATCATAAATAGGTAAAACCAATCCATTGTATGTAAATTATAACCGTCAAAACGAGTATCAATTTGCCATTTTTTAGGATTATTGCTTCCATGCCAGATCTGCTGGATTGCATTACTAAATCCAGCAAACTCACGATCTACTGTGTCGTAGATAGTAATGTGATGCTGCAATGGATCATCAACATGTAAGTCTTCAGAAGTATCACGTCCGCCTTCACTTGCAATGTTTATGTTTTGCAAGACTGCCGCTTTTTCGTAATACTTCTTAAAGTCTTCCCAATAAATGGTTTCAGTTATTTTCGACATTGTTAACCAAATCCCATTCATAAAATTCAGGTGACAAATGGACTGATCCAGGTTTTTCCATGTAAGTTTTAGCATAGTCTTCTGGATCTATCATGTACCAATTAGTTGGCCATTCATGAACATTGTCAAACTGATATTTCATCTCGTTAGTCATGATCTGACGGACTCTGTCACGTGTAGGATGAGATCCATAAAAAGCTGTACCTTTATAAAATCCTGTTTTTGGAATCTTGCGACCCTCAAACTCAATTGGATAAGGTGCAGTAACTTCAAATGTGCCTATTTTTCCTTTTTGTTGCATGTGTTCTAAATGCATTCTAAGATTACTAACTAATCTACGTGCTGAACCTTCAGGATCAAGTTGTCTACATAAATGGTGTCTTATGTCTACATTTCCTGCATTTATAACTAAATGAGGTACAAAGTAATCAGGAAGGTAAGGTTCTATTCCTCTTTCGGTTAAACCATGCAAAGTTAAACCATCATGACGATAAACAACTGTGTTTGCTCTGTATCTAGAAATTGAATGAGAGTCGCCAATAACTACTCGCTGAATATCTAAAACTAGATCTTCATGCTTAATAACTTCGCATTTCATCAAATCACGAATCTTTGTCCACTCTGATTCTGTAAAATCAAAATCAGTCTTTGCAGCGCGTGGACGTAGAATTCTTTCAATATCACCTACAGGCATATCTAAAGCTTTGATATTTGCAAGATCCATATCTAAAACTCTGGCGATTCTGTCTCTAGTTTCTCGAGTATATCCACCAAATAGATTAAAGACTTCACCTTTGAATTCCATAGGAGTTGATACTAACCATGTGCCTTCTTTGACAAGTTGGTCATTGCCAAAAGCAATTTCAGATTTGGTATTAAAAGCATTGTCGACCATGCATTTCTGCATTCTCGGCCATGCAGATCTATGACTAGCAATTCGATCTGTAAATGAGGTAACTACATCATCTAGTATGTATTTCATTCTATGTGCTCACAAGCAATTGGAGTACAAAGAACAGCTGCATCATCAAATGCTCGTCCACAAGTTTTGCACTTTCCTTCTACGCCATCGTAACCTAAAAGCTGACGCTTGGCATTTTTATCTGCTTTTTCAAAGTAAAGATCTAGAATGGACTGTTCATTAACACCTGCGACTAAGACTAAATTAGCCCAGAAATGAAGTACATCTATCATCTCTCCAACAAAAGCAGCACGATTAAAATGCCGACTAGTAGCCCATGGTTTCCAACCAGTCTCATTCAATGCTTCATGTAATTCATCTGTTAAGGCCAAAGACATGTCACGAATATATTGAGCTCTTTGTTCTTCATCAAGAGTAGTAACATCCACTCCGTATGACTTAAGTTGTAGTCTTCTTTGATTATCTAAAATCATTTGTAAAGCACTCACGGTTTTACCTCCTGTTTTAATGAAATGTTAAATGATCTTGCTAATTCAGCAATGGCACCCAGATCGTAAATCGTTCCATCTATTAGATCAGAATACATGACAGAAGTAATTCCATAACTAGCAATTACTTTTATACATTCAGAACATGGATGATGAGTACAATACATATAGCCATTTTTTGTTTGATCTGGTGTGCAATAACGCAATGCGTTCACCTCTGCGTGTATTACAAAACCACGCCTAGCGTCCCTATCTTCCCACGGAATCGTGACGCCAGGCGCAGCCCCATTGTAGCCGATGCTTATGATGCTTCTATCCCCGCGTAGAACACATGCACCAACTTTTAGATATGGATCTTCACTGCGATAGGAGGCCGCTCGCGCAATCTCCAATCCATATTTGTCCCAAGACATTCGAGTCATGACTCAACAACCGCCAGGTGTTTGATGATAAGAGCAATCTCATCATCAGTTAAGTCACTACTCGAACTTATTTCACGACTTACTAAGCCGCGTACTGCCGCTAGGATAGCATCCTTCTCCGTGATGCCTTGTGTTCCTAGCAACTCTACTATTTGCTTCAGACCAGGATTTGCACGTTTCATCATGACTTTATCTGGTTTGTTGCGTTCAATTGCAAGTTCTATTTCTTCTTTGCTTGCAATTGCTTTATCGATGCCAATACCTAAAGCGCCAATGGCTCTACCCCAGCAACTTGTTTCAAGGTTCTGTATTTCACTACCTCGAGTGAAGTTAGTTTTACCAGGTAAATATTCTTGAGCAGTACCAACACCAGGTTTCTCATCTTGTGGATTGCGATAAGCATAAGCTCTACCTATTACAATTACTTGATCTCCAACTGTCTGGAACTGCAAATCAGGATCCATTTGCAATGAACCTTCTGGATACTTCTCATAAAATAGTTTA